AATGATGTTTCAAGTTCATTATGTGCAAGGTCGCTTGCTAGTTCCAATATGTTTACTGTTACGTTCATTTTAGTCTTCGAATAAGTTTTCGTAAATATTTTGTTGTAGTCTTTCTGATATTAATTCAGTAATATACCCTGAAGATATTGTGCTGTTTAGTATCTCCATTAGTTTCTCACGGGTCAATTCATCGTGGGTAAAATACTTTTCTTTTACCTCATTATATGCGTCTATTGCATCGTCTATTGTCCACATATATTCAATGGCGTAGTCCTTGTCAAATACTTCATAACCCCTTGAATATAATTCCTTTTTAAGTTCTGAATCTGTGTAGTTTTTCATTGTGATATTTGTTTAGTTGCTACGAATAATAGTGTTACGTCTTCACTCCTGTCGCATCCAGCGACTTCACATAGTGCATTCCATACAGCATCCTTTGCAAAGTCTGTCTGTTTAAAGCGAAAGAATGCTCCTTGCTTTTTTACATTCCATTCTAGTTCATCTAGTCTCTCTATTTGGTCTCTTGTCAAAAAATTTAATTCGATTTTCATTGTGTTATTTGTTTAGTTGTGTATCTCTTAATTGCCTTATTAAATTCTACTTTGTTTCTAAAAATTTCAATATCCCAAAATGGGCTTCCATCGATATGCTTCTTAATTCCATCGTGTGAACTTATGCTGTATTTCGAGCGACCTATTTGCGGGTTTACTATAAATTGCTTTTCCATTCCTATATTAGATTAGTTCACTTACTTCATATTCAAGTTTGCCATCAAAACAGTCCTGTGTTTCCTCTGATATCTTATCGACAGAAGTGTGGTTTTCATCTACTAATCGCTCTGCTTCATCCTCATCGTAGGCTTCTACGTGATAAATTGCATAAGTCATTGAGGGAATAATTTGAATTACTTCGAAAGTCTTTTTTGTTTTAGTTTCCATTGTGTGTTATTGATTTGTTTGTGTTTCAAAGGTATGTTATTGCCTTAATCGTGTCAAATAATATCGACGAAATGGCGTAATGTGTCGACGAACGGTTAAATTATCTGTCCTTTATCATTAAATTGGTAGCCATTGCCATCCGCAAAATCAATGATATTTTCTTCGCTTGTTAGTGCATCGTGGTGGTCTCTTAACTGCTTATAAATTTCCTTGCAAGTTTCTTCGTAGACGTCAATAATGTTTTGTTCTATCTTATCAAATTCCTCTTTTAGTCTGTATTGCGTAGGCTTTAATTCGGGAAAATCCAGCGTTAATTCGTAGCTTTTTTCGTGGTAATATCGTCCTTTGTGTGTGAATTTTGCGTACATTCCGTATTCGTTTATTACCTTAATAGCCCGCTTGTTAGTCGTAAACTTTGTAATATCGTTTACACGCCCTTCAAACATTGCCCCGTCTCCCTGAGAATATGATAAGGCGTAGTAAACGCGCTCCGCGTCAAATCCTTTGTTATGGATGAAGTCGGGGATATAGTAATTATTTATTTCGTCTTGAATTACTTCTAAAAAAGAATCCTCTAATAATTCGTGCATCAAATCTTTTGCCTTTCGTTCCGCCGTACCCGTTAATTCCGTGATACTGTATGTGTTAATTGTTATCGTTTCCATTTTGCGTGTTGGTTTGTTGATAGTGGCGAACCGTTTTTTTAGTCCACCCCTATCTGTTTATTTATTTTGTTAGATTGAATTTTAATTGTAGTTCGATACTTTCTAGGTCGTTTACCTTAATATCTAGGTATTTATTGCCCTCTTTTTTAGTAAAGTAATAAGTAAACAAATTACCCCTTTTGCCCCGTCTTTCTTTTGCGTAGCATATAAAGCCGTTTAAATTTAGCGTGTCTAATTCCTCCCATTTGTTTTGCGTGTTCATATTATTAAAGGTTTAAAGATTTGATAAATAAATTTTCTGTTTCGTTAAAATCTAGTATTTGTACCCGTGTATTTGTGCACCCGTGTTTATTCTCTAAAATTGTACGTACTGTTTCCGCCTGTTGTCTTGTTTGGCTTTTAGTGTGCAAAATTTCCTCATAGTTTTTATTAGGGGCGTACCCCCATACAACAAATTCAGTTCTCATTGCTTTACTTGTTTATCTGTTTTCTAATTGTGTGTATTTCGTCCGCCGTATTCAATAGGTTACAATAAAGGCGGAGTAAATAGGTATTTAATTCCTGCCTAGTCGCGTCCGCCGTATCAATTGAGGGCGTGGCGTTTATTTCCTCCATGTGTAACGCTAGGCGTTTAAACATTGCGTTTATATTTGTTTCTTGTTCGGTGCTATTAAATTTCATTATAGAAATAGTCAAATGTTCTAATTGTTCTATGCGTTTTATCAGGGCTAGTACTTGTCAATTTTACGGGGTTATATCCTGCACAAGTGTACCCCTTTACTAGCGTTTCTGTTCCGCCTAGTCGTCGGAAAAACTTTACGCTATCCGCTATCCTTTCTACGGTTCTAAGGTCTACGGCTTCCGTCTCTGTTTCGGATAGTTTCCACCCTTTGCCGTCTTTAATATATCTGTCCGTCGTCTGTGTGATTATTTGCTTGTTCATTGTGTGTTTTGTTTATACTGTTTCTAAATTGTATTTATTACTCAAATTTTCTTTTGTTGATAATTTTCTATGCAATTGGAAAAAGTTATTCGCTATATAATGGAACCAATTAGAAAGGATTTTTTCCTCTTGTTTCTCTGTTGCATTTTCAGGCAAAGACGTCCATTGTTTCGCCATTTCTAAAATGTAATAGTGTCTAAATTCTATATTTATACAGCTAGGCAAGCCCGCTAAATAGTCCGCAAATGCAAGGGGCTCATTGTGATTGAAATAGGCGATATTGTGGGCGTATTCTCTCTTAAATGTTTCGTAGACAAAATCTACCTTTTGTTTATCTGTTGTCAATTCTACGTCGTATCCGTCGCCGTCGATACTATCTAGGATATAATTAAAGGCGTGTTTCTTTGTGTGTGTGTTCATCTTATTTGAGTGTTTAAAGGTTTATAATAGTGGGAGTAAAAAGGCACAAAGGGTGGCAATTAATAAAGCCGTTATTAGTTCGCCTTTGTCTTGTTCGGCTTCTTCGCCTAAAAAATACGTAATTACTTTGTTAAATGTTTTCATAGTGTTTATTATTTAATTGCGTTTAATAATGCTTTTTTAATTACGTTTAATGTATAGTTCAAATGCTTACCACAAAAATCGTCTCCCATAAAAGATACTTTATTTACATTGTAACGCTCTGAGCCGTCAATATATGAGCCCTGTGCACCTGTAATAGTAACGAATTGATTATTTACTATTATATAATCTATATCGACGTAATGGGGATATGTTCCGCCCGCATACGTCACGGCTAATTTGTCCGCCTTTTTTACCTCCGTTATTAACCCGTTGATTAATTCGATTTTTGCAAGTGTTGATTTTGATACGTTTTTCATTGTGTGTGTTTTTTTGCGTTTGATTATGTTACAAATGTATATATATAGGAAACAGCGAAACAAATAATAGTCGACGAAATGGCGAAATGTGTCGACGAAAAAATGAGAATACAATGAATTATTAGAAAAGTGCAACGATAACAGGTAAAAAAGGGGTTTTCTTTTGTCCTGTAATGTGCCTAAAAATATACCCTATATTGTGTTAATTGTGGCGGGGTATGTTAGGCGGGTTATTTTGGGGCGGATAATTCAGGACAAACAAGCCCCCGCCCGCGAAAAACTTTGTTTGGTTTACGTGTGGTCGTCCTCTTTTCTTTTGTGGCGTGGACTGTATGAAAGGTAATGTACCAAAATGATACAATAACAATGCAACACTGTTGTAAAAGATTAATGTACCAAAGTGATACAATAGGCAAAGGTCAAATTTTGGAAATTGAAAACGCAAAGAGCACCCCACCCCCTCGAAAAATCCCGTTTGTCGTATTGTAGCGTGACCCGTCGGATAATATATATAACCTTCAACAAACAACTACACGCTTCTAAAATTGACATTATGGTAATATCTGTATATATTTACGTTTACAAACCAAACAAACATTTTAATGCTTACTTACGATATCAAAAAATCGCCACCAAATACTGTCGTGGTTGAGGTTGGTGCTTCGATGGATGATACTGTCCAATTCGGTAATTTAAAGCTCCATATAGACCCTGAATTTAATCCCACGCAGTATGCTAGAATCTATGGTCGCGTAATAGCTGTGCCAGAGGGAAAAGCTTACAACGAAGAGTCTTTTGAAATAGAAAAAGAAGTGCAGGTGGGAGACATTATTTACTTTCATTACTTAACTACATCCGATGAAACGAACTGTATCTACGGCAACTATTATAAAGTACCTTATTATTGGATATTTTGTGTCGTTAGGAGTGGCAATATATTACCTATTGGTAGCTGGACTTTATGTGAAACGGTGGTTGAGGAAGACTTTAATACTGTTGAAGTTGGCGGTCAGAAAATTGAAGCTATAACATCGGCATCTGGACTAGTAATTGGTATCAATAAAAAGCCTTCAACTAAGTTTGCTCGATTATCTCACATTGGTCGACCATTAGTTGGAACAGATGAGTTAAAAATAGGCAAAGGTGCGTTAGTAATCTTGAATAAAAACTCAAACTTTAAGAACACCATCGAGGGAAAAGAGTACTATACAGTGCGCCAGGGGGATATTTTATGTTCTAAAGACTGATACCCTATGGTTGAATTTTACCATACCCCTCTGGTAAAAAATGACCATACCTCTGGTAAAATTCAACCACATAATAAAGAAGATAATAAAAAAGTAAATAATAAATCTATTGATAGGTTTGAAGACTTTTGGAATCTGTATAACAAAAAGGTAGGAAAGGATAAGGCTAAAGCTAAATGGAGTAAGCTAAAAGAAAAAGAGATTGAAGATATATTTAAGGCTTTGCCATTATATGTCGCTAGTAGAGAAGTAAAGTATCGTAAAGACCCCGAACGTTATATAGGTCATCGTGTATGGGAGGACGAAATGCCTAACACTACGCTAACAACGACTCCACTATCAACAAATAAGATAACAGAAATAGTAATACCTGATAATTTTTAAATATGAAATCAAATAACATAGTAGATACCTTATTAGAAGAAGACGTAGTCTCTTATTTATTAGAGCACCCGCACCTAGTAAGGGATGCCTCTAAAATAATAGATGCAGAAGTCTTTATAGACCCGCTGATGAAGGCGTCATTCGCTTCGATGGTTGAGTTTAATATAGACAGTAAGGCGTTTACTCGTTATGATATATTTAGAGACCTTAAATCAAAAGAATCAGAATTAAACATAGACTCTTCTAAGGTAATTAAGTTACTTCCTAAGAGAGCTTTTGATTTAACTAGTGTGTGTGTCACCCTTCGCGAATTAGAAAACAAGCGCAGGTACAACGACATTGCTACTCAGCTTGGATGTGCTATTCGCGACGGGGATGATGTGGCAACAATGCAATCTATTATTGAGAACGGATTGTCTGAGATTGTTGAAGGCACTAAATCTACTGAGATATTTACTCTTAGCGAAGTCTATGATAATGTAATGGATAAACTAGAAGTTAATGCGGGTAACGTTAAGTTTTCAGGTATAGACACAGGTTCAAGAAAGTTGAACTACGCACTAGGTGGATGGCAAGAGGGAATGATTGTTGTAGCAGCTCGACCTTCAATGGGTAAAACTATTGTAGGGTTAGACTTTGCAAAAGCCTCCGCCAAAGCAGGTAAGAGAGTATTGTTTCTTTCATTAGAGATGCCAAAGGAGTCGCTTATGTATCGTTACATTTCATCCGAAGCACCTGAGTATAAGTATTCTGACATCAAAGCTAACCGCATCACTCAAGAGGACGTTAAGAAGATTAGATTATCTAATGCTAGAGAATTGAAGCAACTGCCTATATTCTTTTATGACTCAGATAATCGTGACGTTAATTACTTGTCAATGATATTGACTGGCGAATGTAGAAAGAATAAGATTGACATAGTAGTGATTGATTATATGCAATTGATTCGAGATAATCAAATGCGCGGGCAGGATGACTTTAGTCAAGTATCTTCTGTTTCCAATAAGATTCAGAAGCTGACACGTAAACTTGGAATACCAATTGTCTGCCTGAGTCAATTGTCCCGCGGTGCTGAAGGTCGAAGCGACAAGCGTCCTCAATTATCTGATATTAGAAGCTCAGGTAATATTGAGCAGGATGCATCAGTTGTTATTGGATTATATAGACCATACTACTATGCTCAAGCGGATGCGCGCGCC